TTGGATGGCGGCTATTTTCTGGGCGGTCTCTGCCAGGGTCCCATTGAGGTCTCCGGCCAATTTGGATTTTAGCTCATCGACCGATACCCCCAACATAGTGGCCCATGATGTAAGATTGTCTTTGTTGGCCGTAACTGATGTGGCCATATTGAGGAAACTCTTGATGCCAGTCGATGCCGTCTCAGAACTCATACCCGCTGATATCAGGGCAGTCCCCAGGGCAGCCACCTGGGGGATTGATTGCCCCATCGTGGTATTGAGGAAGCTGGCCCGATTGATAAAATCAAGGACCTCCGGCTCTGTGGCCGCGAAGCTGTCACCCATGGTATTGACGACATTGCCCAGGCTCTCCATGTTTCCAGTGTCGATGTCCATTCCAAAGGCAGTTAAGATCTTGGCGGCGGCTGTTGCGGCCTGTTCCGCTGGCATCTCAAAGGCCACCGCCATCTGAGCAGCCACTTCAGTAAATCCGGCGATCTCTTCTTTGGCTACTCCGAGAGACCCGGCCACCTGGGCGATATTGGCCAATTCAGATGCAGCAACAGGCATAGAGCTGGACATTTCCAGCAGAGAAGAGCCGAGAGCAGACAGCTCCGGCCCGGCCAGTCCGGTGGTCTTGGCTACGCCAGACATCGAGGTTTCAAATCCGGCTGCTGCTTGCACTGAGCTGGATAGTGCTCCACCGATAACTGCGATACCTGCCCCTGCCACTATGCCAGCCGGGCCGATGGCAGACAGAGCACTGCCCACAGGGCCCATGGAGGAGGCAATGCCACTCATGGAGTCCTTCAGGCCAGAGCCCAGGTTGCTCCGGAAGCTGCCCTCTATCCCGGATACGGCGCTGGTCGCTTCGCTCCGGGCCTGCCCGAGGGCACTCTTGAGCCCCGAGATATCCCCGTCTATCTGGGCGGTAATCCTACCTGCATCGGCTGGCATTGCGTAACTTCTCCTAAAAGATTATTGCCAAGAATCGTATCTTGCTTTGTATTCTGAGGATGTGGTTTGCGGTTTCGGCTCTGACCTGGATGGCGACCTGTAGAAATCAGAGAACGGCGGCAGAGGCCCGGCCTCCTGGGGCAGCATCCTGGCCACAATGGCGGCCATGTACCCGGAGAACGCCGCCAGTTCCTGCGCCCTCTCGATCTCCTGGAGCCGGTGCTCCTGGAGTAGTGCAAGCTCGCCGGGGGTGAGCTGCCAGAACTGATCTGGCAGCAGTCCCAGCTCTATGTATGCTATGTGGTAGACTGTTCGCCAGAATTCTTCTGGAGAATCTCCGCCCTCTTCTGCCGATCTTTCTCTAGGGCGGCTTCCCAGATCGGTATAGAAGAAGGGTCCGAGGTCTCCATATAGGATTTGTAGAGTCTGTTCTGGATGTCTTCCAGGCTGTCCCCGGAGTCTAGCATCTCCTGTATGGCTTTATCTGCCGCCTCAAGTGCCTCTGTAGACTTCTTATCGAGATCACCGACCATGGCCGCAATAGCGCCTTCTGTGATCTCAGATATCTTGATGAAATTGGCCAGGATAGCGCCTGCATGTAGTGGCATTCCAGTCGCAGGTTGGCCATTTACCTTGATATCCTGCTGCTTGATTATTCTCTTCCCGTACTTCTCAAAATCTTTGATTGCCTTGAATGTCCATCTGAATTCCATATCAATTTCTCCCTTAAGTTGCTTGGAAGGGAGGGGCTCAGGCTCGCCTGCAGGCGGTCATCATGGCCCCAGCCCCTTTCATTCTAAGTACAATTCTCCTGCTCCTTTCACGGTGCCGTTCTGCTTCTGGGCATCGTTGGGGTTCACAAGGAGATTCTCGATACTCTGGATAACGCCCTTGCCGATAGCGAACGGCACCGAGGATATTGTGCTGTAGACTTTCCAGAAATATTGTTGTGTGACTTCCGATATCGGCAGATCTCCGTTATAGAAGAAGATCCCATAAGAGAGATCCCACTGTTTTGCCCCAGGAAGTGAGGAGGTCCAGCCATTATCGTCTCCGGTGGTGGTATCTATGTCTTTGCTTCCAATCTTGAGCTTGCAGTCGAAACAACCGAATACCTTACGGAAGGCATATTCGGATCTCCGGGCGCCGGTGGCAAGGATGGTATGGCCGCTCTTGCTCGCCCCGAAGGTGACGGACCCCCTCAGATGGTTCACGATGTAGCCACTTGCAGGGCTGCCGTTGTCTGTGACTGACAGGGATTCCCCTTCATCCCAGTATCGACTGCCTGCCGCTGCCTGGAATGTGAGATGGTCCCCGGAGTCGGTCAATGTTATGCCCGTGAACGCTTTTCCATCTGCCGCCTCCGTCTCAGTCATCGCCCCAGGCACTCCGGACCCATCTGAGCCAGGCGAAAGCCTGCCCAGGAAGATCAGAGAGGCGCTGGCATCCTCATTGACGGCATCAATGATCTCTGCGGAAGTGCTGGTAGGGTCTCCATCGGCGTCTGTGGCACTGTTGACTGTGACTACATCTCCGACCACGCCAACTGACAACGGCGTATTGTTGCCACTCACAACGATCTCTATGGATGGTGTGCCCCCCAGTGAGACAAAGCACATGCCCTTATTGCTGCCTGACTCAAAGACCACATAATCATCGTCTTCATCTAAAAAGAGGCCGGCATCTAGGCCGCTCTTGGCGTTGGTCATAGGTCAGCCTCAGGTTATCTCGGACACTGCCCCGACATTCTTCAGGCGGAAGTCGAGCTTCTGCTGGCTGGATGGGTTGACAAGCTGGAAATCGTTGCTGCTCACCCGGAATAGCCCAGACCACCCCACAGGAGACACGGTCGGAGTTCCGCTCTGCAGGATTTTACAGTATATCTCCATGGATGCCGAGAACAGGGCCGCCTTCAGGAGAGCATAGCCGCCATCGGCCATGATCAGGTTATTTCCTCCGGACAGCTCGCAGCTCTTTGCACCTGCAATGGAAGAGCCCCACCCACCATCTCCATTGTTGCTCGTGTCGATGTCCTTACCGTCGACCTTCATCTTCAGATCGAGCATCTCTCCCAGCTCGACATATGTCCCGTCCACAGTAGCGCATAGCCACAGAGAGCCGGACATTCCACTTTCTGCATTAGTCATTTCTATACCTCGAAGTATGTTTTTATTCCGCAAATTGCGGTCTATAATAAACTACGAAAACTATTATTAGAAAAAATAGGACTGCCATAAAAATTAAGCGCCTTTCATGATCTCAAAGTTCTGATAGAATATCGTTCTGTTCCTACCATCCGTCTCAAGCTTGCAGGGGACACCCCTCGCCTTGATGAGGAGATACTTGTGAGCGCTCCACGTCTGGTCATGCTGGGCATGAAGAGCCGCGTCTATGGCCTCTGCCTTCGACTGTGCTGCTGCATAGGTGGCTGCCCGGACTTCTACATGGAGGTCTGGATATTGGATATCGCAAAAGACCTCTTTCGCCCTGCCAGGCCTGGCATAGAGTGCTATGCAGGCGTCCGGGCTGTCAGGCATCTCTGCTATGTAGACGGTCCTGGTGGCAGCAGTGCCCGGATAGACTCCCACGCCAGCAGTGTTGAGCTGGGTGGCGATGTCCTCAAGGAAGCTCATGTGCTCAACACCACCGCTTGCTCGATCGCCACTACAATCGCCTCGTATGCCTCGATCATGAATGCCCCGGTGCCATTCGGGCACATCACATAAGCATAGGTATTATCGAATGCTACCAGCTGCCCATCGACCAGCGTCTCGCCATTATGCATCATGAGGATATTCTTGCCGATGGCCGCCTTGAGCATCCTCTTCAGGTGTGGCTTCATCATGAGCCTCCTATTGATTACCATGTAGGGCATTCTTCTTGCCTGGAATTCTACTTAAAATTGGTCAGGATAAGAGATCCTAGCGCTATGGCCACAATGAACCATTCTCGCAACGTGAGAAATGCAAGCTTCTCGCCTTCTCCCTTAACTGCGCAGTTCGTCAGGTTCTCTACCTTAGAGCTGATGGACTCCAGGCTTTTCTGGATCTGGGGAAGCGAGGCGGCACAGATCTCTAGAGCGGATACTCGGCCCCAGATTTGACTGATATCCGTCTCATGCCGCTTTGAATCGTTCTCCAGGACCGCCACCCTGGCATGGAGATCATTCCCTTCAGCCATAGCACCTCACTTCGATGTCTGGCCTCTGGTCTGGATCCAGGCTTGCACCACCTGAGGGAGGCCAAAAAGCCCGGCGAGCACCCCTAGAGCGATGAATAGCTCCTTCAGTGTGGCCACGTCGGTCTTCCCTGTGGCCACCATGCCGATGGCGGCCAGAGCCATCAAGACGAAGCCCGCAATCATGAGGATGGCAATCTTAAATCCTTCTCCGGGCATTAGTCCACCACCTCGATGATACCTTTTGCCAGCCATCTCTCTATCTGCTCATCGGAGTATTCCCATATCAGATACCACGGGCCCTTTTCTCGGGTGCCTTCCAGGAAGTGCACTTGAACAGCCCGCTCGCGTCCTTGACCTGGTAGCCGCCAGGCTTCTTACAGAAGAATTTGCTCACTTTGAGTCCTCCAGAGTCACATCATCCGGGATAGGACCATGCCCCATCTCGGTGAACCACACAATTGGATCCACTTCTCGGCCTTCGACCAAGCTCCAGGCTTTGAACTCCTCTCTGGTGAGCTGCAGATTTGTGGTTGTGGTATAGCGCCTTTCCTGGCCGGCGAGCTTGATTGTGCCTTGTGGGATTATCCGGTGGCCCAGATCCTGCTCTAGGCATTCACAGGCCTGCTCGCCCGTGACCTCATTGCAGCAATCGAATTCCTTCACTCTTTTGCCCCCTCACCTTCTTCTTCCTCGATGACTGACCAAACTCTCTTCACGTTCTGACCGGATGCGTTGAGCTTGAATTGAGCGGTCACATTCTGGCCCGAGATGGTAATGTCCGAGATCTTCCACCACCGACCTTTGCCTGGATAGGCTCCTATGAGCTGATTGCGGAATGTGCCGTTACCGCTTGCGGTTATGTCAGATTGGGCCTGGTCCTTGCGGGTGGTGACTTCCTCCCATATGTCCTCATGAGTCTCCTCATCAGTATATTCCCGCTCAACGACAGTTGTCTCCGAGCTGTAGGCCCCTGATGCCTCCACCAGGATCCCAGTACCATTGCCCCGGAAATCCTGGATAGGAGACCTCCATCGGACCGCAGCCTCTCCAGGCGCATCCAGACCCATGAAGACCTTAGACTCCTTGTCCTCGATATGCTGAGTTAAGCCGAAACTGACCGGGCCGTCTGCTCGGGCCTCATTGCGGATCAGATAGCTGTCTCCCTCCAGGTGGAGGCCTCCGTCTTGAGACTGCCCCTGTGCCCGATAGTCAATCAGGCCAGATGAGGAAGGTATAAGCAGGACTATAATGAGCCACCAGGTGGTGACTGGATTAATTAGTTTCATAAAATCACTTTATAATAAATTGAAATGGGGGTTAATCGTCCCCCAGCGGGATTGCCGGCGGGAGCTGATATGCTTTGTCGACCCCGCCCATTTCAAGCTGATCGGCGTCCACAGACATCTCTTTTGCGTTCTTGATATCATCGATCATTGTCTGGATCTTGCTGTCCAAGCTGGCCTTCAGGCTCTCCAGGTTGCGGATGGTCTTGGCGTCTTCTCCGAATGCCAGGGTTGCACCGGCCCCAGCGCTCTGGCCCTCGATGATTGCGCTCTGGATCTGCCGTGCCTGCTGGTTAGCTATTTTCATCAGCACATCGAGGCCATCATAAATGATGAGGCCGGTTACGTTTTTAAGATCTTTTAGAGTTTTTGGCATAAAATCACCGTGCAAAATTTGCACTATTATTTTTTCCTAATAATTGTTATCCGTCTATACGGTGCCTGATCCAACTCAGCCAGCCAGGCAGTAATGAGCGACTGCAAAAATAAGAGGGAGGATCGATCCCAGTCCGGCACCCGAATGATTTTCGCCCAGTCCAGATCAGTAGGTCTCATCCCCAAATCGCCTTCAGAGCATCGGCTATGTCCTTGTGATATTGCCCCTCGGCATCCAGGAGAGGCTGGCGCAAGTAATTTGGGCCAGTCCCAGGGGTCTTTGGGGTATAGTTCTGGCTCTCATGGAGCCAGGCGGCTTGCGGCGTGTTGAAGGATATCTCCGCGCCCTTGGGGATCTCTGTGACCGTGCCTGATTGCCGTGTCTGGCTGGTCTCGATCGGACAGAGATCAACCGCCGCGCCCTTTACCGTCTCGGCAGTCATCCGGGCGACCTCTATGCAGGCGTCTTCTGCCAGCTTTGCCAGGGCGTCTCCCTTCCAGTCGACTTTCGGCATCTCAGTCTATCCCCACGACCTTCAGATACGCTCCATAGCCTTGTGTGGTCTCCACCGGCCCCACCGGCCAGGTCACGCCGCCCCTGGTAACTGCATCGCCCTCTGCAATGATGGTATCCTCCGTCAGGAGATAGGCATTGCAGATCTTATCTTCTCGGTCCTGCTGCCGGATGACTTTCTTGGAGTCGAACCATACCACTACTATATTACTATCGGTATACTCAGGATCATTGTACTCGTTTTGTCCGGTCTTATGCCGGAGCACAATGGTCTCTCCGAGGCCGGGCGGGAGGATACTCATCTTACCTCAGCGCCAATGTAGCGCCTCATGTATCGCTTTGCAGTGGCGCTCAGAAGGCCGGAGTTGCCCGCTCCAGCGATGAAGGTGTATGACAGCTTGCCGCCAATGGACATCGATGAGACGCCCTGCTCCTGGAGATCCTTGAGGCTGCCGGACCCTGCGGCTAGGATGGCCATAGCCTCCTCCAGGCAGGCCCACTTGACGGCATCGGGGACTATCGGGAGCTGGGTCCCGGCGTCCCAGTCGCAGACCACGCCGTCTGTGTACCGGGGGAACTCCAGGGTCTGCGTGAGGCCGTCGCTGTTGGTGTCCTTCTGAGTGCCGTTCTTGATGTACTTGTCCTCATAGCGCTTTCCTCGGAGTGGCAGGCTGTCGATCCGCCTGGTGGCTTCTTCCAGAGCGGCCAGCTTCTGGGCTGCCGTTGCTGCTGCCCAGTTGGTGTTGGTTGGCCGGGAGGCTGCCAGGGTGTCCGCTGAGGCAGCATCGAGATAGGAGGATGCGGTAGGAGCAGTCTCAGTATAGACCGGCCCCAACTCGAAATCAATATCTGACGAGTTAGCGTCGTCAGTGTCTATGAGGGCGTAGCGCTTGACCATGAGTTCATCACCTCAGGGATAGACGATAGACGGCCAGGGATCTGTCTTGGCTTTGATTGCGGTTACTATGCCGTCGATGTCCGCATAAAGATCTGTGGCAAATAGGGGAACGTGCATAGGGGTGGGCACCACCCCCCCGCCAGTGACCATGATAACCAGATCTCTCGCGCTGGCTACCGACAGCCGGGCGTCAGCAAGCTGGATCTCATAGACGCCGGGCATATTGGTGCTGTCCACTTCCTTGAATCGGCATTTCCCGGAGGAGGGCGCAGCAAAGGTGCCCAAGGTGCTGATATCCTCGATATTGCCATCTGCTTGTTTGTAGGTGGTGGCAGAGGCCTCGTTATCGGCTCTGGTGGCTATGATCAGGCCGGGGGTTTCATATGTGAGGCCAGTTTTGCCGCTACCATCCGTCTTGGTATTGTCGCCCAAAAAGACCATGATGCAATTTGAGTTTCGATCAAAAGTAATTACGTAGCTCATGCTAGACCTCCAGCCATGCTTTTCAGGCCACCGCTCATGAATTGCCGGACCACGGCGCCACTTGGCGGCTCTGGTTCCGATCCAGATTGATAGTCGCTCCAAATGCCGTCCGTGTGCCAGTAATTCAGGCTCGCAGTCTCGGAATGCCAGACAACCGGGCCATCTACATGCCATCGATCCAAGCCGCCGTCAGTCGAGGTCTTGGTTGGCCTGCCTTCGGCTGTGATATAATCGCTCCAGATGCCATCGGTATGCCAGTAGTCCAGACCGGCGTTCTCTGAGTGCCAGACTATCGGCCCGTCGCTGCCCCACAGATCCAAGCCGCCGTCAGTCGCCATCTATCCTCAAGAATAAGTTAGAGTGTCGGCATATACTGCGCCAGCCGTCCCATAGACCTTGACTTTCAGAACCAGGACACCATCAGCATCGATATCCCCAGCTGCTGCCGTCATCTCCTGGGCGACGTAGCTAGTGGTCATCGTCTTTGCGGTCGGGCCGACGATCAGGACACCCTTATACCATAGTTCCAGTTCGACTGTGCCGTCGAAAGACGCGTCGTCCTTCATCTTGATTGAGACTGTCCGAGCTACGCCGGAGGTCACAGGCACATTGAAATCCTGTTCGATCCAGTAGGATGCGTTTTTGGGGTTGAACTGCAAACATTTTCCGGTCCCGCCATCGGCCTCGGCGGTGTTATCCTGGGTATAGCCGCCATAGAAATATACCCGGTTCCTCGCAGCACCGCCAGACACGGACTCGCCTATGGAAACGATCTTCTGCTTGTTTCCTGTCCAATCATAGATTTTTCCGGCGTAACCCCATGTGGATTCGTCGTGTGCATAGCCCCAGCAGACGCAAGACGATCCGGCGGTGAGAAAGATGA